AATCTGTTCAACTGGATAAAGGCAAATGAATACCGCCATTCAAAGTTGAGATGTATCTTTGCTATACCGAATGGCGGTTACCGCACTAAAACTACTGCCATCAATATGAAAAGGGAAGGTCAGAAGGCAGGTGTCTGGGATATCTTTATTGCGTGTCCAAAGTTTGTAGACGGAGAACTCGTCTATCTTGGCATGTGGATAGAGATGAAGGCTGATAAGAATCGGCTAACACCACACCAAAAAGACTTCAAGGAAACACTCTCTCATGAGGGAGCCGAATACGCTTGGGCTGTCTGCTACTCGTGGCATGATGCAGCCAAGCGTATTTGTGATTATTTGGACTTGAATATCTCGCCATTTGAAGCAGAGAAATAATGATTCTTACAGAACTGGAATTCAATGCACTTTGGATTACACGCACTGAAGACAAGAAGAGTGATTACGATATAGTCACTACGCAAATTACAGCACAAGAGCGAGAGTTTATTTTGTGCTGGAGAGAAGCCTTTGTAATGTATGGAGTCGAGTGGGGCGAACTGTGTCCACAACAAAAAGAGGCTGTAGTTACAAACGTTTATAGGAAATTACTTTCAACATGAGTTCAAGTGTAAGCCTTGTCTGGATAACACCAGATGCTGAGTTCAAGATTGCAAAAATGGCACGAGTGTCAAATCCGCAGAACCAGAACGCACCTCCTGACAAGCTTATTGCTTACTGCATACGAAAGAAGCATTGGTCAATTTTTGAGATGTGTAATATGTGCCTTGATATTCATACAAGGCGAGATATCTCTGCACAGTTTGCAAGACATAGTTCGATACGCATACAAGAATTTAGTCAACGCTATGCGCAAGTCACTGAAAAAATTGAGATTCCTGACTTGCGGCTTCAGGACGAGAAGAACCGTCAGGCGAGCAACACGTGGGAAGACGAAGAAGCAAAAGCAGTTGCACAGGCGAAGATAGAAGAACTCTTTAAGCAGCAGATGGACGTCTATGAATGGTTACTTAGCCAAAACGTTGCAAAAGAATGTGCTCGCTCTGTCTTGCCTATTTGTGCACCGACGCATATCTATGCAAACGGAACCATCCGCTCTTGGATTCACTACATAGAAGCACGTGCAAACAAAGATGCTCAGGGTGAACACGAACAACTTGCGAATCAGGTCAAAGAGATTTTCATCAAGCACTTCCCTGTTACTGCAAAGGCACTGGAGTGGACTCTGTGAGCCTCTACACGTACCGTGGACGGCTTATACGGGTTGTTGACGGAGATACTATCGAAGTCGATATAGACCTTGGATTCAACGTCCTTTTAGGGCAGCGAAAGCTACGCCTTGCAGAACTAGACACACCTGAAATCAAGACCGATGAAGGCAAGTATGCAAAGCAAGTTACGACTGACTGGCTAAAAGAAAACACTATTTCAAAAAAGCAGTTGACAGAGTCTATAACCTATGTTACATTCCAAACACTAAGCGACAAACCTGATAAGTATGGTCGCATCTTAGCCAAAGTCTATGGGAAGGACGGGGCTACGCTAAATCAGTATCTAGTAGATAAGGGGATAGCAAAACCTTACGATGGTGGGAAGAGAACTTGAGATTGCAATATTCTTGGTTTACGGACGACAGACTGAAAACACTAAGTCCACAAGCACGATACCTACTGCTTGCTTCGGAGTCTTGGTCACGTGCAAATCGAACAAACGGCAAGATATCTAAACAACGAATGGTGCAGATAATAGAAACATGCGTTGTTTCAAAAGAGCATTCCTATGAGTTGATAGATGCCGGACTCGTCTATTTTGAAGAAGGCTATTTCACGATAGTTGGACTTACATTTGACTCTCAGGAACGGTGCTTGGAAACCGTTGAGTCTATGCTGAGCGAGTGTGACGCTGACCCTTTGCGGTCTCATTGGCGTAGTCACTTGCAAGCACAGGAAGAGAAGTCTAAACCTATCAATGTAGGCTCGTGGAGACTCGCTGTGCTAAACAAATGGCTCAATGGCGTAAGTACTCCAAAGAAGCACGAAAACAAGCGTATTCAAGCACACGCAAACACAATTGCCAAGATTGACGCAATGGCAAAATATATGATGGAACAAGCCGCTGATGCACCAAAAGAAAATGTCGCATCTTTAGGTGAACGACAACTTTTGGAGATTGAATGAAAATCGGAAACATCACAGAGATTAATCTGTTGGGTCAGTTGGATGACAAGGGTATTTACGGCTACGCAGCGAAGGCAAGACTTGCTTGGAATCAAAAAGGTCAAAAAGTTACAATCACAAACCTGCGCACAAATCGTGACACCGTAATTGGTGCGGAATCATGCGCAGATGCTTTGCGACAGTATCTAGCCAATAACGCCTACTAGGCGAAAGACATAGTCCTCTTCTTTGTACATTCGTCATAGCAATCCACAGTTGCATCAACGATGTCGTCATGCCGCCCCATAGGAAATTGCCTGAACTCATCGAGCATAGGTTGATTCCATGCGGCGGCTATCATATTCACGTTAAAGTTATTTACCTGTGCCGCAAATGGCTCAGCCCTCAACGTCTTATTACCTGTTGGACTTTGGATGCTCACACGGTAACCATGAAGCATTCTGAGTAAGTATCTAGCCTGACTCTTTCCAGCCTGTGCTGGGTCTTGTGGGAGCCGTATGGTGACATCTTTACCATCCATCTCAGCAGTCCTATAAATGATGTTGTCACGCTCATCCACATCGAACTGACCAATGACTACATCAAGTATCCAGAAGCGTCCGATGTTATCAAGAGCACCCTTAACTCCAACCGTATAGTCACCTGCTCCACGTGTTGATGCCAAGTCCCAAGCCCTGATAACTCTGCGGAATCTTCCGACTGACAAAGGCAGTTCTTGGAAGGTAGAGATACGGTCTTGACGAATCATCGCACCAGAACGTTGTGTTGGAGATTGTTGGTAAAGTGCTTGCCAGCCGTACTCTCCTTCGTTTTGAAGCATGACCGCTTTGATACGCATCAAATCTTCTACGGAGTAACGCTCAGGCCACAGAGACTCACCCGGTTGCCGTCCTAATTGGTCAGCCTCTTCAGCAATAGCCGGAAGTTTTAGAACAACCCACTTGTTTGGTTCAGATTCGATGGCACGGCTCGTGATGTCATCGTGATGCCAACGTGTAGCAACGATAATCATGGCTCCACCCGGCTCAAGACGAGTGTAGATATCGTCAGTAAACCAGTCCCAAGCCTTTTCACGTAGGTTGATGCTTTCAGCGTCTTCACGTCGTCTGATAGGGTCATCGATGATGATTCTTTTGAAACCTACACCAGTAGGAGGAGAACCAACACCACGACTCATAAATGTGCCACCTTCAGGCATGCCCCATTCATCAGCAGCACGACTACTAGTCATGAGTTGCCGACGTGATTCAACGATTACTCTTGCCTTACGGCTAAAGCGACGTGCAATACGTTCGTTATATGCAGTTACAAGGACATTGTCCCTAGGATTCTTTTCAAAAGCATATGCTCCGTACCGAACCGTAGTAGTTTCGGTTTTGCCATGTCTAGGGGGCATTGAGATTGCCAAACGGTCAATCTGTCCACGGTCAACCGCATCAAGGTGTTCAGCAATTAACTTGATATGCGCTGGGTCAGCAGTCCATCCCTTTGGAAGTGTAAGTTTTAGATACTCATGAAAAGACTCCATCGAGCCTTTCTCAATACCATCCCTATAAGGGTTGTAGATATCACTCGTCGTCCCCGGAATCCTCAATCCCCGCCGTATCGCTTCCTCCATCAGCTTCTGCCGTAAGGAGTCTTGTAATTTGCTCATCTGTCATTTGCCTCACATCAACCTGAGTCTTCTTGCCCCAACGCTTGCTATGTCTTCTTTCCAGTAGCCAAGCCGCGGCACCCCAGTTTTCTTCTGCAGCACGACGTATACGAACAATAAGTCCTAACTCACCACGGCTTTCAGCCATGCGTACACGACGTGCAAATTCAACGAGTTCTGTAGGGACATCCATGTCACCACTCTCACCACGTACTATCCAATCCTTCAGTCTCCTGACGGGCACACCAGCAACCTGAGCCGCTACAGAGTGTGATGCTCCAGCAAGGATTGCATCCAAGATAACTTTCATCTTGGTATCGTCAATTGATAGGGGAGTTCCACCATAGGCTTTGCCATCAGGTCGTTTCGAACTCATTACCGCTTGACGTCGTGCGTGGTACTCATCAAAAAGCGGAGCAGATAATTCTTCCTTGATAGAGTCTCTTGATTCAGGAACCGATAAATCAATCGGTACTAGTTCATCATCATCCATTTCTTAGAACTGCCTTTCCTCTGGTTTGTTTTTCCCAAGTCACAATCAACTTGTCACAGTCTTCTTCGTTCTCACCAACAACTAACAGTGAATCGCCTAACTCCCACGTTTCGCCTTGATTGGCAAGCCTTGGGACTAACTTTTCATATGAGTCAGTAGTTAATTTAAGTTCTTCATTTGCGATATCACTGATGAAGTTGTTCAAGTCTTCGTAGTCATATCCAGTACCGGCTAGTTGTTTTTCAGTGTTAGCCAACTCAGCCAGCAATACAGTCAACGCCGTGTTGTCGTCTAGACCAAGGCGTGTTGTTCTGTTGTCAGCAAGTAGGATTCTGACTTCTGAGTCTTCATCTACATCAACCCACTCAACAGGCACTGTGTCCATTTTGAGTGCCTTAGCAGCCATCAGCCGGTGATTTCCAGCAAGGACGTAGTTGTTCCTCTTGTTGACTATCAGGCGACCGTAGAAGCCATTTGTTTCTATGGATGAAATGACAGCACCCAAGTCGCCTTGATTGACGTTCCTTGGGTGCTGTTTAAGTAAATGTACGTCAACTTCCTCAGAAGCAACTGTAAGCCTTTTAATCAATGTAGTCGTCTGCAACCCATGGCACCGTGCCAAGAAGATACACTTCTTCCTTCAATTTGATATGGAAGACTCGGTAACATTCATGAGCCTCTATGCTTTTCTCACTCATCTTCCACTCAACATTGCGTACAACGATGAACTGATTCTTGTCTTCAACAAAATCTTCAAGCACGATGCCGTACGACCAATGACCAAGCTTAGTCCTAAAGCGAACTTTCGTACCCGCCGGGATAATGTCATCGGACTTGCGTTCACCCATGTATTTGAGTTGATAACCAAGAACCATACCGATAAAGATTGCTGAAATAGCAGTCATTCCATATGTGACTAGTGTCGCATTTTCAAACATCATGAACCTCCCTTTGCTGGCTTATGCCAACGCTCCCGCCAGACTTGCATTCCACGCTCCGCATTAGCAGTCCGCTTTGACTTTGTGTAAAGCGATACGGCTTCCCTTGCAACACCAAGAGCAACGAAGTGTTTCTTGCCTTCTAAGCCACCGGCGCGTCGAATCCAAGTCGTACGCTCTTCTTCCGGTATCTTGTTGACGATGTTTTCAAGCATCTCTGTTTCTTCGGCTTTGATTAGCATGTTGTTAGCATTAATAGACTTGGCAACATTGACCGCTTCACCAGAACCGTAGATACCTTCAACGGTTGTCAACATCTTCGCAATTAGTTCATCCCGATTCTCATCACCACTTGGTTTGAGTTCGTTAGTCCAACTAAAAAGGTCATACTGCTTATCGCCCAACTGATGCGTGACAGGCACTGGTTCAGCCTTGTAGACCTTCTGTGCTTCGATTATGTGCCCCGGTACGCCGTGGATACGTGGCATACCCAAGACATCAAGCACCTTGTTTGCGACTTCTTCATATGTTGGACGGAACTTCTGGTTATGTAGCCAATATCGTAAACGCCACACCTCAGGACTTTCGTTTGTCATAGGTTGCTTTAGTTCACTAGGTCTTTGGTTTACAATTGCTTGCTGCAATGGACGTAAAGCGTTTGTATATTCCTTTGCATCCATTTCATCCATTTCGATACCAGATAGACGTGAAAGGTCGGACATAACTTCCTTCCACATTGCGACGGACATTTCTCGTGGGTTCATAGAGACATGTTACTAGATTCTGTAGACTTTGTCAACTCTACTTTTTCTTTTAGTTGTTTACGAGTCCAACCCTTAATTTTTGTCTTAGGGCAGACTTCCTTAAGCGCACCTAGTACTCTTAGGTCATCGTAGACTTCATCGAAGCCGTTGACAGTTATGATGACCGTCTTTCCACAGTTGATGCACATGCACATGTAGTGGCATATATCGGTTTTGTGGTAAAGCATTTTGTGGAAGCCTTGACCACGCATAGTCCTTCGGTACGTCTGATAGAGCATAACGGCATTGTACAATCTAAATAACTGTACTGTTGACACTAATGGTAAAAACAAAAATATGACGTCTAGTGATGAATGCTTAGTTGGATATGACTTAAGAGCCACAGTGGACGACAGGGAAGTCACTTTTGTCCGCTTTGCTTTTTTCTGTAATCGTGGTTACTGTGTAGAGTTGACAAATGATGATGCAAAATCCATTATAGTTAAAATGCGTGATGCTTCTCGTCGTATCAAATTCAATTCGGTGAAGACTGATGAACTCATGCGGAAGGAATTCAATAGATGGGCTTGTTAAGCAGGTTCTCTGACGCTTGGTTAGCCCTAACGGGTAAAGATGAAGTAAAAGTCACTCTACGCCCAAGTGCTGAGGCTCCACAGCCACGAAACCGTACCCGTGCCGTCGCACGTGCTGGTAACGGTGGGCTTGAAAGCATCATCACAACCAAACTACCATCGAGCAAACTTGATTGGGCAAAAGAGGCTGGAGACCTTGGTCTCAACTCTATTATTGCTATCGGTCTTGATTGGTACATTCGAAATCTAAATGTAGGTAAGTTGGTAATTCAACGAAACGTACAGGATACAAAGTCTGACAAGTTTGAACTTATCGACACACACCCGCTCCTAAACCTTCTTAGGAATCCGTCACCGGGAGTACCAGCAAACACATTCTATGGATGGATTACGCAGGACTTAAAATTGCAAGGCAACGCCTATGCACGAAAAGTCCGCAAGGGTGGTCGCCGTAGTGAAGTTGTTTACTTGCAGTTCTTGCCGTGTGACATGGTCACTCCAAAGGGTGAGCCTGAACTCATCGTAAAAGAGTATATCTACATGGTGGATGGCGTCCAGTACGACATAGCATCTGAAGACATCATTCATTGGCGATATTTACGTGACCCGATGGATATTCGTGTTGGTCGTTCAACGATAGCATCCGTCCTAAAAGAAGTTGCTGCAGACAACCAGAGCTCCACTGTCAGTTACTCACTGCTCAAGAACAACGCTATGCCGTCCTTGATGGTGGGTCCAGCCTCTGGTGACATGATGGTTGAAATCATGGAAGAGGATGCACGAGTCCTTAAAAAGCGTTTGCAAGAAGACTTCTGCGGAGACAATGCAGGTGGTATTGCGGTATCTACTGCCCCTTACTCCATCAGTAGGATGTCCATGTCACCGGCTGAATTAAGCCTTGACGAACTGCGACGTAAACCAGAAGAAAGAATTGCATCAGCCTTAGGTTTGAACTGTATGGTTCTGGGGCTTGGTGCAGGACTTGAGCGGAATACTTACTCTAACTATGCTGAGGCACGTCGTGCTGCATGGGAAGACGGAATGGTTCCACTGCAAGAACAACTATGCGCTCAAATCACCATGGCGATGATTCCTGAATACACCGACTTGCAGGAAGATGACATCGTAGCTTTTGACAACACTGAAGTACCAGCACTTCAAGAGGATGAATCACTTCGTGTATCGAGATCAACAACACTGTATGCTGCTGGAATCATCGATAAGGCTGAAGCCAGAAAGATGATTGGAGAGGTAGCACGAACTGAAGATGAAGGCATCAACTCTCAGACTGGAGTGGGCGTCGAAGCAAGCGCAATACCAGCCGAAGCACCACCAGAACCAGCGGTACAGCCGGAACCGCCAACCACACCTCCAACGCCTCAGCCAGAACAAAAGGCAACAGAAGTTGAATTAGAAGAGGTAAAAGCTGAAGGGTATAAACCAACGTCTGGCATGCAGTCCGCTGCCAGACGTGCACTTCAGTGGAAAAAAGAAGGCAAGTCCGGTGGAACTCTAATTGGTTTGACACGTGCTAATCAATTGGTGAATGGCGAGAGTCTGTCAGAGAGCACAGTTCTTCGCATGTACTCATTCTTCTCACGACACGAAGTTGATAAACAGGCTACCGGATTTAATAGTGGTCAAGATGGCTTCCCCAGCAATGGACGGGTTGCATGGGACTTGTGGGGCGGTGACGCTGGCGCATCTTGGAGCAAAAAGATTCGTGACCGCATCATGAAAGAACGTGAAGGCAAATGAGCACGGAACGTGTAGACGAAGCACTACTCATCATGAGAAGTCTGAGTGATGAGTACGACCAGAGCGTAAACCGCACAGTCAAACAACTCAAAGACAAATTCAAAAAACAACGAGAGTCTATTGACGCCATCGGCACTATGGTTAAGATGAGTGGGCTTGATGCCCAGACGTCGGCAATACTTTTGCGTAGACTGCAAACAATCGTTGTCACAACCGCTAGTCTGATGCTTGACAAGTTTGATGAAACAAAATCATCTCTTGCAACGATGATTATTGAAGAACTGAATGAAAGTTCTGAAGTACTCAATGGCAAGCAGTTAATCAGTGACGAAGAAGCACAAGGCTTTATCAAACAACTATTCACCCCTGAACTTGACTATCAGATGGAATGTGAAATAGAGACGATAGTTGACAATGCTAGGTTAGCGAACAATATTTCATTTAGTCAACCACATGAATTGATTATGTCGGCTATTTCTGACGCAGATGAAGACTTTGTATCTAATATAATTTCTGTGTTTACTAAAGCTGCAAAAAATATCTTTACCGATGTAGTCCGCTTGACGATAAGGGACAAGAACGTCAAATGTGTGACGGTTACCCCTTGCGACGTGACGACAAAAGCAGAATGCTGGTTTGTACACGGAACAGATATTAATTTGACTAGTTCATTTACGACTCACGGGAGTGGTTGCAAGTGTGTTCCGTTGTTTTATTTAAATGGTGTTGCAGAAGAAGTGAAGTCCATTAAATCAGCGGATGAAGCCTTTGAATTACTGAAGACCTACGAAGCGAAGTCTGTCCTTGGTGACGGAAGATACGCAAAGTGGTTGAAAGGTGATTCACTAAATGTATTACTAACTGTAGACGAAGACAATTCTGAACAAGCGTGACGTTTGCAGAGGATATGAAAGAACTATGTCAGTAGATTACGACAACGAAATTGTGATTCGCTTTGGCGATGAAGTGAAAGCCACCACAGACGGTAAAGTTCGTGGTTACCTTATACGCTTTGGCGGCAAAGACCTTGAAGGCGATGTCTTTTCACCTCAGTGTGACTTTGGGCGACCGATGAAGGTAGGTGATTCTATGCCAATGAATCTCTACTATGCTCACGGTATGGACCCGGTCGTTGGTAAGAAGGCTGTCGGCGCAGGTCGAATCGTTGTTAAAGAGGCAGGACTTTGGTACGAAGGTCAGATTCAAATGTCTGACCAGTATCGAGAAATGATTAAGCGGCTTGCAGTTGAAGGTCGTTTAGGCTTTTCAAGTGGAGCGGCTGGTCATCTTGTCGTTCGTGAAAAGTCTTTTGATGGTGACTCAAACCTGTTGACCGTATGGCCTATTGCTGAAGCAAGCCTTACTCCACGTCCAGCCGAACCACGTAACCTTGCTTTTGCTAAGTCTTTATCTAACTTTGCAAATCTTATGGCTGATGATGAGTTCAAGGCTGAAGTCGGTGACTTGAAGGTTGGCGACAATGTTCGTTGGCAGTCATCTGGTGGCATGGCACAAGGGCGTATTACTTCTGTATCTACCAATGGTCAAGTATCACCTAAGCCAGCCGGAAAGCCAATGATGGGTACGGAAGCACAACCTGCTTATCAAGTACGTGTCTTTGCAACTAACAATGACGGTGATGAAGAGTTGTCAGATGTGCTTACTGTTCATCGAGCAGGTACATTGACGAAGATTGAAAATCCTATGAAATGTGGCGGTGGTTACCCTAAACCTCAGATGATGCCTATGCCAGCGGTGAAACCTAAAATGCGAATGCCTGAAGTAAACACATATTCTTGGATGTATCCACGCCGCAAGCGTGTTATGTCTAACCGTCCTTCTGCCGATGAAATGGCTGGTTACGGGATGCGTCCCGGCTACGTCGAAGACGAAGAAGAAGACAACATGGATATGTGTGGTCCCGGCAAGAAGCGTCCGTACCGTGGTGGACCTGACGAGATGATGAACGGTGGCGGAATGCCTCCTATGTACTCAGAGCAGGAGATGGAGGGCGTAGACCCACAAGCACTGTCTAGCATCCTCTCCCATTTGATGATGGCTTACCAAGAGATGCTAACAGCACTCAACGAAGGTGAAGTTGAAGAAGAGGATATGGATGAGTATCATTCAACCCTCATGAACAATGTTGATACTTTCGGTACGATGTTACGTAGTTATATGTACAACCGTAAACGTCCTATGAAGGAAGCGGTTGACCTAAAGTATATGTTCACTAAGTCCAAACCGACTAGTGTTACCGAATTCGAGCGACGGGTGCGTGATGTACTCAGTCTTTCTCGCCGGGAAGCAAAGATGCTTGCTTCTCATGGGTGGAAGGCACTGTGCGATGCAGTGGAAGAAGCCGAATTGGACGAAGTTGACGTTAAGTCAGCAGATGTTCAACCAGTGGAAGAAGTTGTTGAACAAACAACAGAAGACGCTGAGCCAGTAGTGACTGATGAAGTTGTTACTGAAACCGCTGAAGAATTGGTCGTAGAGGAAACCGAAGTTGTGGAAGCAACGGAAGAGACTGAAGAACCAGTTCAGGAAGATGTCAAATCGTATGATGATGAGCAAGCTCGTCGTATGCGAGATGAACTGACCCGCAAACTTCTCGCACAGAGAATGCAAAACTAGAAAGGTATAGATATGGATATTATTTCCCGTATCAACTCGCTTGAGTCCAAGATGGAAGCCAACAAGGCAACCGCTCAGGCTATTCTCGCAGACATGAACCTTGACCCGGCAGATGCCGCAACTTTGATTGAAGAGAATGAAGGCATTTCCCTCCGTATCAAATCCCTGCGTTCCATCTCCGAGACAAACGCACTTCCATACGAAGCACCTAAGCCAGAACCAGCAGTAAAGTCTGCTGCTGACCGTGCTGAAATCGACGCAATGAAGGCCCTCCGCCTCCCTGCTGGCAACCGTGTTACCAACTTTGCTGGTACTACGCAACAGGAGCGCGCACTCAAGGCTTACCGCTTTGGACAGTGGTTCCTTGGTGGACCTGCTGGAAATGCTAAGGCAGCAACATGGTGCCGTGAGCGTGGAATTGAAATCAAGGGTCACAACGAGTTCGAGAACGAAGTCGGTGGATTCCTTGTTCCTGAAGAGTTCCTCAACGACCTCATCGACCTCCGTGAGCAGTATGGTGTATTCCGCCGTCTGACCCGTGTTGTTCCTATGACCTCTGACACGCAGTCCCGTCCACGCCGTAAGGGTGGCTTGACAGCGTTCTACGTTGGAGAAGGCGCAACCATCAACGAGTCCGAACTCAACTGGGACCGTGTTCGCTTGGTAACCAAGAAGCTTGGCGTTATTGCTAAGTTGACTGCTGAACTCAACGAAGACTCCACGATTGAAATTGCAAACACGGTTTCCGACGAAATCGCATATGCATTTGCAAACGCTGAGGACAACGCTGGATTCAACGGAGACGGTACTTCCACTTATGGCGGTATTGTCGGTGTCCGTGAGAAAATCAAGGGTCTTGACGGTACCATCGCTAACATCGCTGGTCTCGTAGTTGGAACCGGAAACGCTTACTCCGAGTTGATTCTGTCCGACTTCCGCAAGGTTATCGGTCGTCTTCCACAGTACGCTGACGGTGCTGGTGCACGGTGGATTGTTCACCGTTCCTTCTACCATGAGGTCATGTGTAAGTTGGCTGAAGCAACCGGTGGTGTTACTTCGACCGAAATCATCAACGGCATCCCACGCCAGTACTTCATGGGCTACCCAGTGGAGTTCGCACAGGTCATGCCTAAGGATGAGGCTAACTCACAGGTATGTTGTCTCCTTGGCGACCTTCGCCTTGGTTCCATGCTTGGTGACCGCCGTGACGTTACGCTTGCTCTCTCCGAGCACGCTGCCTTCACGACTGATGAGTTGACACTCCGTGGTACACAGCGTTACGATATCAACGTCCATGACGTTGGAAACGCTTCTGCAACTGCGGCTCTTCGCCAGCCCGGTCCTATCGTTGGTCTGATTACTGCCGCTTCGTAGTAATCACTGAAATACTAGAGGGGTTGAGAAGCCCCTCTAAAGGAGAAACAACATGATTAAACTCATGGACGCAAAAGTCATTGAAATGCTTGCTCCAATTGCAGTAACTACTACTGTCACTGGAACGGCTGTTGACACTGTGCAGACTGGCATGAAGTTCGACTGGGCTTCTATCTATGTACAGGCTGGTGTAATTTCTACCACTGTTGCAATCGGTGGATTGAAGTTGCAGGAATCTGATGACAACTCTAACTGGGTTGACATTGCTGGCACAGCGAATACTGCAGCCATTACGCTGACAACGGACAACGGCAAGTTGTACCTTTATCAGTTGGATGTCCGAAAGCGTCGTCGCTACCTTCGGTTCTCGCTCGCTGGTACTTCGACTGGCCTTCTTGCTGCTGTTACCTGTGTACTCAGCCGTGCAAAAGAAGCACCTTTTACGGCTGCTACTCGTGGCGCAACTGGTTACGAAGTAATCATCTAACCAATCAACTACCGGGTGGGTTTAACGCCCACCCGGTTTTTATTTACCATCATGAAAACAAGAGAAGAAATCGCACTAGAACTTGTACGTATGTGCAGTTCAGAACGGCAACCAGTTTTATCGTCTGATGACCTACTTGCTCTTGTTGATGAAAGTAGGCGTGGACTACTCTGGGAACCAAATACCGCATACGACATCGATGACATAGTGTTCCCTGCCACACGTTCAGGCAGAATCTATGTTTGTATATTAGCCGGAACAACAGGGGCAACCGAACCTTCATGGACAACAAATCCATACAAGGGAAAACTCCAAACTGACGGCACATGTGAGTGGGCTGATGATGGCACTGCTTGGTTAGAGCGTTACGATGTCAAGCGAGCCGCTTGGCGTGGATGGCTACTAAAGGCACAACGCTGTACTGAATACGCAGACTCTAAAGATGAGTCTGTTGATATCAAGATGAATCAGTTGTACGACAACTGTATGAAGACGGCTGAAAGATACCGTCCTTACAACATTTACTAAAACACGCATAGACCCTATACCGACCATAGTCAACGCATATTACATAGATATGTGTTCAGACTTTGTGTACATTTACGTTGTCTATGTTTAGTAAAGATGCTCTATCACCAATCCGTGCTGAGATGGTACGCCGTGCATGCGATACGGATGTGCAAGTTCTTCGTGACTTACCTCAGTCTGACGGCATGGGTGGCATCACATCTGATTGGCGAATTATCGAATCGGTCAAGGCGCGAATAGTCTTTAGCGACGGTAAAGAATCCATTGAAGGTGGAGTACTACAGGCTAGGAGCAACTGGCAGATTTATATGGCTACAGGAGCCTCCCTGATGCCCAAGGACAGAGTTAAAGTCTTAAGTGGGACGATGAGGCAAAGAGTCTTTAATATCAAGTCTGTTGACTACGGTCGCTCAGACGCTTTGCTGCTTATTGCAGATGCTGACGTCGTTTCTGATAGTGGAGTTGATGCCCTATGAACATCGCCTACGGACGTTTAATCTTGATAGCCTTAGGTGCCTTTATGGCTGGCTTTGGACCTGAATTCGACGCTAGTTGGAAGACTCAACATATACCAGACACTGCATCTTTTGGTTTGGTTATGAAAGCCCTTACTGTCTCCTGTATTGAAGGACTCCAAGGTGGCATCCCTGCCGCTGTTAGTGCGTGTATCGCCTTCTTCATGCGTCAGGATAAAGACACACCAACATTTCAACTTGTAAGTGCTAAGCAGGCGGCTATCCAGCAACTTGAAGAAGAGATGAAAATAACAACTGTCGGCACGGTGCTCAGCCGTAATAAAGCGACACGGGAGACAGAAGATGTCATTTGATAGAGGTCTGAGTTCAGACGAGATACAACAGATTGTTGCGGGATTTTTTGGTAGTCTCGTTGGGGTCTCACGCCAAAGTCATAAGAACATCGGCGGTCTAGTGATAGCAGTCATGTCAGGTACGGCTAGTGCTACTTACCTGACACCTATTATTGCTGACTTACTAAAGATAAACGACCCCAAGTACATGCTTGGGCTTAGTTTCTTGATGGGTACATTGGGCTTGCGTGGCGTTGAGTTTATTACTGAAAAGTTGCAACTAAAAACAACGAAGGTAGAGAAAGATGGCAACACTCCTTAATGCCGTAGCGTCTGGCATTATCGCAGTATCCATAACAGGCTTTATAGCCATGTTGCAAGCAGAGAGTAATCCAATCTCCTGCATGCCTTTTGTTGTCCGTGGTTGGATAAAAGTATCTTTGGCTGTTGTAGCCGCTGGTGCATTGATGAACGTACTGTCATTATCAACACCGGCTTGGTCAGAAATCGTCTTGAATATCGGCTTGGCTGGTCTGTTTTCATGGGCATTCTTTTGGCATAGAATGAGATGGAAGCAGGTAAAAAAGTAATATGAACCTACAGAACTTTCGTATAGAACCGTATCCACTGAACGTCGGTGACTGGATTATCTTTGGCGATATTGAAGATGATGCCGGTAATCTTCTTGGCACGTTTGGTGAAGATGGCACTACGGTCATGCAGTGGTGGTTCCGACAAGATGATGGGTTCCAGTTGGGTATCGCACAGCAGTTTGCTATCGTCATTGCTACTGAAAAGGTAGGACGTAGCGGTATAAACCTACAGGACTTCCATATTGATAAAGACGCTCCTAACAACGACTGGTTAGTGTTCGGCAACATTGAAGACGACTTAGGTAACGTGCTGGATACGTACGGTGAAAATGGCACGTCTATCAACCAGTTCTGGCTCAGTAAAGACGAGCAGTTTCAGTACGGGTATGTAATGCAGTTCGCTATTCAGATGGCACAAGAGATTGTGCAAGGTAC